GTAATACTTCATATGGTGCGTATTCATTGCAAACAAATACTACTGGCAGTTCAAATACCGCTCTCGGCAGAACAGCCCTTTATCTAGGAAGTGGTGGAAGTGGTAATACTGCTGTTGGTAGAGATGCTATGTACAATGGCGGTGGAAGCGGCAACAACGTAGCGGTTGGTTATGAAGCACTTTATTACAACACTGGCGCAGGTAGCAATGTCGGGATTGGTTACAGGGCTTTAAAAGCCAACACTACTGGCAGTTCAAATACGGCCGTTGGACAAGACAGTTCTGGTGCAATAACAACTGGTATTAACGCTACCGGAGTAGGAGTTTCATCATTACCTTCTGTTACAACTGGCGCACAAAACACAGCAGTAGGGCGGTTGGCAGGAGCGACAACTACAACAGGCGAAAATAACTCCAGCATTGGGTATTATTGCAGACCTAATGCGGCAACAGATAACAACTGTGTAGTCGTTGGCTCCAACGGAATGATAGGCAAGGGTTCTCAAACTGCGTTTATTTCTGGCGGTAATGGCCCAACTTACTCTGGCAATAACTCTGCAAACTTTGCAACAACTTCTGACCGGCGTATTAAAAAGAACATTGAAGATAACAACACAGGACTTGAGGCAATCAATCAGGTTCGTGTTCGCAATTTCGATTACAGAACGCCAGATGAAATTGAAGAATTACCAGCCAGTACTGCTATTAACAGGCAAGGCACACAGGTCGGTGTTATTGCCCAAGAGATACAGGCAATTTTACCTGATGTAGTAAGAGAAGAAACCACAGGATGTCTAAGTGTAGACCCCGAAAACATGACTTGGTATTTGGTAAATGCTGTAAAAGAACTTTCAGCAAAGGTAGCTGAATTAGAAGCTAAACTAGGAGTATAACAATGGACGAAACTACAACAGAAGAAATTGCACAGCACTACTCAGCGATGGGCGATAGCGTTACGCTAATCAACGACATCATTGCAGGTAATGCATTTGCAGATGAAGATGCAGATACAAAGCAGGATTGCGTTGACCGTAATGTAGAACATCTGGAAATTATGGTTGCCAAAGACTACTGGACATCAGAAGACATGACTACTGTTAATGCGGCTATATCTGCTGGCAAAGCATACACAGCTTAGTTATGAAACTAGAGCAGTCTATGTCACCAGAATTAAAGGTAGCCTTAGAGCTTGAAGCACACGAAAAAGAATGTGCAATACGCTATCAGGCTGTCGGAGATAAACTTGAAGGTCTTGACAAACGCATGTGGCGTTTAGAGGCTATGATTATGGGGTCAACGGTTATAGTCGTTGGCCTTGCTGCATCCCTTTTAATGAAGATGTGAGGAGACTAGTATGATTGCAGAAACCTTGGCGGGTATTTCCTTGGTAAAAGCTGCCGTTGACCAAATTAAATCTGTAATCAATACTGCAAATGATGTAGGCGAGATAGCTGGATTTGTTGATAAACTCTTTGAGGGTGAACAACAAGTCCAGCAAAAGCGCAACAAGAAAGCTACCTCTAGCTTCTCTATATCAACTGTAGCTAGAGAAACCATAGACGCAAAACTTGCTCAAGAGAAGATGGATGAGATGCGTACCCTGATTGACTGGCGGTTTGGTCATGGAACGTGGCAGAGCATAGTAACAGAACGGGCTAGGCGTATACAGGAAGCTAAAGAAATAGCTCTACAGGAACGTAAGGCTAAAGCACAGAAGCAAGCAGACGTAATGGACACCCTACAGATACTAGTTATCGTAGCAGGGTTTGTTGTACTGATTGCTATCGCTATAGTATATATGGCTTATAGTGCTGCACAAGCAATAGGATTTAGATAATGTTTCTAGCAGAGATGATGGTGTGTGGCCTACTTAGTGGTGCAGACTGCATACTAATAGAGGATAAGAGAGGGCCATACTACACACAACAAGAGTGTATAGAGAGGCTAGAAGAAATGGTGGGGCATATGGTTAAGATAGTGCCTCAGTTTGACCTAAAGGCTGTTAGGTGTAACAGGATAGAAGGTGACACAATATGATGAGTTTAGTATTACAGGGGTTATTCGGAGTAGCCTCTAGTGCAGTCGAGGGCTTTGTAGAAACAAAGAAAGCCAAGGCTAAACAGAAGTTAGTTAAGATAGAAGCAGAAACCTCTATCATGGAGAAGCAGATTGCAGGAGAAATTGATTGGGATGTTGAAGCTGTTAAAGGTTCTAAAGAAAGTTGGAAAGACGAATATCTTACAATTTTGTTCAGTATCCCACTACTACTCTGTTTCCTGCCCTTTACAGTCGAGTACGTGGAACGTGGTTTCCAAGCGTTGGGACAAACACCTGAGTGGTACAAGTACACCCTTGGTATAATCGTATCAGCATCCTTTGGTATTAAAGGTGCAGCTAAAGTATTCGGGAAGAAATAATGAAGTACACTTGCAAACACTGTTTGAATACTCAGTACATACCACAGAAGTTAGTACAGAACTTTGTTAGAATGTTATGTTACGTATGTAGTAATGTAATACCTAAACAGGAGAAGTAGTGGAATTAGAAATCATAGGTATCTTCTTACAGATACTAACACTACTAGCAGTATGTGCAAACACTGCAATCAACATCGTATACAGGATGAAGAAGTAATGTGGGACATGCACAACCTAACTACATCAGAACAAGCGGAGAAGAACATGAGTTTATATGAAAACATTAATAAGCGTAAAGCTGCTGGCACTAGCAGACCTAAGAGTAAGTCTACTGTCTCAGCTAAATCGTACTCTAATATGAAGGCTGGCTTTCCAAAGAAGACGGATAAGTACAAGAAGAAAGCATGAGCAATCTGCTAGACCAACTCAAACGCCACGAAGGTATGGAGCTTAAGCCGTACAAATGCACATCAGACAAACTGACAATCGGTATCGGAAGAAACTTGGAAGACGTAGGCATCTCAGAAAAAGAAGCAGAGATGTTACTACAGAACGATGTACAACAAGTGACAGCACAACTGAAAGAGAAGTTCCCTTGGGTACTACAGTTAGACGAGGTACGTTTCGCAGCCCTTATCAACTTCACCTTCAACGTAGGAATAGGAACAGCGTCCAAGTTCGTAAACGCAATGGCTCTGCTAAAGGCAGGAAATTACGATACGGCGGCAGATGAGTTTCTTGACAGTCGTTGGGCTAAACAAGTAGGTCAACGTGCTATAGAAGTAACAGAACAAATACGTACAGGAGAGTGGCAGTGACAGAAAAACAACTGATGGACACTCTACACGATGCAGTCACTAAAGATTTGCTTATGCGTGTTCAGAGTGGAGAGGCAACGGCTAGTGAGTTATCAGTGGCTGTTAAGTTTCTTAAGGATAACGGAGCCTCTCTTGATGCAATCATGGCAGAAAGCCCTATGGGTAACTTATTAGAAGGACTGCCATTTGAAGTAGGAGAACAGTTACAATGAGAGGACATAACGCAAGTTTAGCATCTAAGAGTGTTACACTACCAGCAGACCAGTCGTGGGTAAAGCTACTAGATAATAACGCCACACGTATGCACTTGTCGCTATTGAATAACACTTCATCTTATCCTATCAGGGTTGGTTTTGGTACAAATACTACAGAACCCACAGAGAGTTTCCAAATACTTGGGGGCTTAACATCTGGAACTGGTGCTTCTTTGGGTAACATTGGTGTATTTAAGTTTGGTACAAATGATGCAGTCCAGAATACTGAAGAAACAGTATGGGAATATGGTGGTCTTTACACTTACCCCACAACTGCTGTAGCTATGACTGTAACTAGTTCTGCTGGTGCTACCGATAACGGTGTAGAGATAGCTGTCAGTGGCTTAGATGAAAACTATGATGAAGCTTTAGAGATTGTAACCCTAGCTGGTCTAGGGACTTCCACAACGAATACAACTTTTATCAGAGTATCTCGGGCTTATGTAGCAGGTAGTCAGGATACCACAGGCAATGTAACTATTGGTAATGGTGGGAATGTTTATAGCTATGTTAACAGTGATAATCAGACACTACAGGCTTTTTACACAGTACCTGCTGGTTACACAGCTAGGCTTGTTCAGACAGACCACACAATAAGTACAGAACAGAATAACAAATTTGGACAGATACGTATTATAACTAGAGAGTTTGGTAAAGTATTTAGAACTCAAGAAACTTTTACTATAGCTAACGGAACAATTACTCGTAATTACTCTAATCCCATAGTTATTCCAGAAAAGTCTGACATTGAAGTAAGAGCAATAGCTTCTGGTTCTAATGCTGACTTACACATTGCTTCCACATTGGAATTATTTCTAACCAGTTCGTTGGTAGACTTTTCTAATAGTGCAGATAAGTATGAATTTGTTATAGCTCCCATCAACGCTGTGTGGGCTAAGACTACATCTCCTGAAGCACATGATATTAAAGTGGTGTTCGACAACTAAAGAGGTATATACCTACTATGCAACAAGAAGACACCGTCCCTGAGGCTCTTAAAGACTTTAGAAACTTTCTATTCATAGTGTGGAAGCATCTAGGACTTCCAGAACCTACAGAGATTCAGTACGATATTGCTGACTACATGCAGAACAATCCTAAACGCTGTATCATCGAAGCTTTCCGTGGTGTAGGTAAGTCCTACATTGCTGCTGCCTTCGTGGTCTGGTGCTTACTGATTAACCCACAACTTAAGTTCATGGTAGTATCTGCATCTAAGGCACGTGCTGATGACTTCTCTACCTTTACACAGCGTATAATCGTAGAATTACCCCTATGTCAACACTTAGTAGCTAAAGACGGTCAGAGATGGTCTAAGATAGCCTTCGATGTAGCTCCTGCTAAAGCCTCTGGTAGCCCCTCTGTGAAGTCCGTGGGTGTCACTGGACAGCTTACAGGTAGTAGAGCAGACATAATCATCGCAGATGACGTAGAGGTACCTAATAACTCCATGACGCACATGATGCGTGAGAAGCTAGGGGAGACTGTCAAGGAATTTGACGCTGTTCTCAAGCCTAATGGTAAGATTATGTACCTTGGTACTCCTCAGAACGAGATGTCTCTCTACAATACACTGACTACACGTGGATATGAGATGCGAGTGTGGCCCGCTAGATACCCTACCATAGAACGCTCTGAGAAGGCGTACGATAAGCGTCTTGCTCCGAAGCTACTAGAGGTACTAGAGACTAAAGGAGTAGCCTCATACGGGCTTCCTACGGACCCTAAACGCTTTGATGACGATGACTTGATAGAAAGAGAACTGAGTTATGGTAGAAGTGGCTTTGCTTTGCAGTTTATGTTGGATACTAGCCTATCGGACGCTAATAAGTACCCACTAAAGCTGAATGACTTGATGATATACTCCTGTGATAAGGAGACTGCACCTGAGAAGATGGTCTATGGGGTGATGAAACCGATGCTAGACCTGCCTAATGTAGGGCTATCAGGGGACAAGTACTACGCCCCTGAGGACACCATAGGGCGTAAAGAGTATCAGGGTAGCGTGTTAGCCATTGACCCCTCTGGTAGAGGCTCAGATGAGACTGCATACGCTGTTGTTAAGATGCTTAATGGTTTTCTGTATGTTGTAGATGCTGGTGGTGTTGAGGGTGGCTATACTGATAGTACACTACAACACTTAACAGACCTAGCAAAGATACATCAGGTTAATCTAGTGTTGGTAGAGAGTAACTTCGGTGACGGTATGTTTACTGAGCTACTAAAACCACACCTGCTTAAGTCCTACCCTGTGACTGTAGAGGAAGTCCGACACAATACACAGAAGGAGAAGCGTATCATTGATACACTAGAGCCTGTCATGAACCAGCACAGGCTTGTCATAGACCCTAAGGTTATACACAAGGACTATGATAGTGTGCAGGATATGCCGCCTGAGAAGGGTAGTAAGTATATGTTAGCCTACCAGATGACTAGGATTACTAAGCAGCGTGGAGCCTTGGCACACGATGATAGACTAGACGTACTGGCAATGGCTGTACAGTATTGGGTAGACCAGATGGCTGCTGATGCTGACATAGAGATAAGGTCTAGGAAGGAAGAACTCCTAGAGAATGAGCTAGAGAAGTTCATGAGTGGTATGAATGTTTCCTCAATAGAGCAGAAGCAGGATGGCTGGATAAGCTGGTAGCTTTCTAAAGTTACATCATGGATATAGGGGATTAAGATACTATAGTATATTAAGTGTACTTAAGTACTCTTAAGCCCTGTTAGCTTCTACTTCTTACTCCTTATATGTATCTAACTAAGCATAT